TGAGAAATCACGTCGTAACTTTGGTGACAACATTACGCGAGAAGCATCACCACCTTCTTCGTAGATTGACTGCATAACTGCATCAATGTCTGCGAGAGATAGTGCTACGTCGGTTACAGATGAACCAGCATGCTCAAGGTTTGAGCCAGCAGGAACTGTTGAACCTTCACCTTGATCTCCACTTGCTACAGCTGCAACACCGTTTCTTTGAACAGTGGCTGCACCGGCAGATAGCCAAGAACGAAGTGTACCCATTGATCGGATATTAGTTCCTGTTACAGCAACGTTAGCTGTGTTTACAAGATCGCTCTCAACGTCACGTCGCATTTCTGTTCCGCGCTTTTTAAGTTGATATGCGTACTCATCAGCAACACCAGCTTGATCGATTGCTCGTCGTGTACCAGATACAGTAATTGTTTTACCGTTAATCTGACATACGTTGCTCAAACGTGTACGATGACCGCCAACAGTTGTGAAACCTGCAGGGAACTCATTAGATGAGGCTGAAGTTCCAGCGTCTGCATAGTCAACACCTTCTGCGATTCTTGAATCTGCAGGTGCTGCTAGTGCATCTGTTTGCCATTCGTGACGAATTGCTGTTGCTTTTGTTTTACCAATAGATGCTAGGAATGGTGTTTCATCCCGTGTAATCATACTGATAAAGTTAGATAGGTCTTCACGTTGTGAGACCATTGCATCGCTTGTGCCTGACGCTACGTCAGCACCACCGCGACCGGTTGCTACGGCTCTTGAGCCGATTGTCTTTGCCATGATATACTCCTAGGGTATCTAACCCTTAGTTACAAATTTAGAGATTTAGAAGCAAGTTGTCTTAAATAAGCGTCTTGATCAGCTTTACTAGAATCTTGTTTAAATGCTCTAGCTTTAACTAATGACTCTTGATTTTGGACTTTCTTTTTAGCAGACACAGGTTTCTTTGTTGGCAAGGCTTTCTTCGCAGGGGCTGCTTTTCGTTTTGCCGCTCCCTTTGTGACGCCTTGTTTCAGTCTCCTGTAGTCGTCAACAAATTTAACAATAACAGGATCTGTAATTCTATCTAAAGCTGCAGGATTAATTCCTTCAGCAATAGCAAAATCACGGATCTTATTTGCAACGGATTCATTAAAGTCAGGTATTAAACCAGGTATTGCTTCTTGAAACTGTTTGATTTCTTTTTCAAATGTTTCTTGAGCAACTTTTTCCTTATGTTGTTCTGCTGCCTTTAACATTCCTTCGCGTTGATTACGAGCTTTCCAGTATTTCTGCTGGGCTTGCTCGCGTTTGTCTTTAAGTTCGTTAACTTCAAAAGTATCACCATCATCTCTAGCTTTTTGAATTTTAGCTTCGATGTCATGATATTCTTTAGCGAATGCTTGTTCAGTCTGGCCCACAATTGCGCTAGAAGCTAAAACAACTTTATCAAGTTCTTCTAGTTTTTCTTGGCGTTCTGCATCCAGAGCTGCGCGTGCTTCTCCGAGTTCACGACCCTTTTTAGAAAGACTTTGTTCGGTTGTGTAACCTTTAAGTAGGTCACCAAAAGATACTGCGGTTTCTTCTCCGTCTATTTTGACAGACACCTGTGCATCTAAGTCCAAGTCGTCAGCTGTATAAACTTCAGCTTCTTGGGTAGCGGCTTCTCCAGCGGCATCCTCATCTGAGTCCTGCTCTTCAACTACTTCGACTTCCTCACCTTCATCTTCACTAACGGCTTCTTCAGTATCTTGGTCTTCTTGTTCCACTGCTTCCACCGGGCCATCTTCGACAATCTCTTCTTCTGGTAGCGGTACTATTCCAGCTTGCTGTGCAAGTTCGGAATTTGCGAGTACGGCATCTAAGAGTTGTTTTTCAGATTGACCATCAACTTGAACGTCATCCGTGCTGGGTAGAGATTCTTCGTTGTCCATTTATTAACCCTCCTTCTTTTTAGGTTCAGGTTTTGCTTTAACTACCTTTACAGTATCAGCTTTCTGCTTTGCTGCTTTTTCTTTATAGATTGGTAGTAAACTGTATAAAGCTAAAAGCTGATCTGAATTCATCTTCATCTTTCCAGATGATCTCATCGAGTCGTGCTCGAGAGTATTGATAATATCTTCACAATTTTTAACTAATGTTTCGTAATCAATTAAACGCATTGCTGTCCTCCATGTCCTTCATATGTGGTATGTTTTTACCTAACTGCTCTGCTTGTATTAATCGTGACTTAACGTCACCAAGTGCAAGCGCACTATTATATATAAACTCACGGTGCTTTATCTCATGTGGCGCAGTCTTTAACCACTCTACAAAATAATCTACAAGTAGATCACCATAAGCATTATTGAAAAAGTACTCCCGTTCTCGCGAAGAAAACTCTGCTTTATCCAAAGCTTCTTGTGCAATTATATCAGGGTGGACTTTATCGCCCAGCTTCTTCTCAGCTGCTCTACGATATTTATCCATTTACTTTTTATTAAGTTACTAATGTCAGGTAAACAATCTCTCCAGACTGCGCTGCAGTTCCGTGAGGTGTTGATAAAACAGTTAGCGTTGTAGCGCCGTTGTTTAATCCTGTAATTAGTTTAAAACTTTTAGCGTCACAGTACTGATCTGTTAAAACAACTGATCCTGCTGTAGATACTTTAAATGTTATCGGTGCATCACTGTCGTTTGCGACTATGACTTTACCTCCGCCAGAACCGCCTGCAGTTGTGATCGTCCCTGACTGTGTACCGCCTACGCCAGCGGCTGTTAATGTTACTGTTGCCATTATTGAGCTCCTAAATTGTCAGGCCCAATCTCAGGCCCTGGTTGTTGCGGCTGAGGTTGTTGCCCTTCGCCAATTAGCTGCTTTGCCATCATTATGATAGCAGAGTAATCAGGACGCGGACCTAAGTCTAATCCTTCTTTACCAGCTTCTAGTTTTAATTTCTCCCATTCTTGGAAGTGTCTATCTATAGATACTGCTAATTGTTTAGCATTATCATCATATGTATTTTTAGTCTGTGCTTGTGTAAAGCCTATGTTAGCAGCTACTTGCTCTGCTTCTGCAGCAGCTTTCTTAGCTTCTAAGTCAGCAGTTTGTTTAGCTTGCGCTGATTGTTCTTCTAATGCTTTAGCAGCCTTATCTTTAAATTCTTCCGTTGTATAATCTTCTAAGAAATCATTTGAATCTAATCCTAAGTTTTCTATTAACTTAGTTGCTAGTACTGCGGGTGCCGTAGGTTTAACAATCATACCTTGACCTTGCTCGTTAAGTTTTGGAAGTATTTCACCACCAACTTTACCTAATTTAGCAATCATGTTTTGATTAGAGTTTTCTCCTATATCTAACTGGACATCACATTCCATATCATTCGGAAGATCTGTAGGGTTTATAGAATAGAATACTCCGTTATCAACTAGACCTATATTCTTATCTAATGAATCACGCATACAATGGTATACACCTTCAATAAGACGTTTAACTCCAGTTTCAGCAAATCGTCTAGCAATATGCTGTATACGCTTTTGGCTAGCAGTTTGTACTGCAGCTACTTTAGCTTCAGAGTTACCAGATATATACAACGCATCATTTAATCCTTGAGCAGCTTTACTCATACCAGTTGCTTGTTCTTTTATAACTTGCAAATGATTTAGTAAAGGCACTGTACCTTGAGCCATAGCTTCTGGAGCCATTGCTGCTACTGCACCGTTAGGATTACCGTTAGTAGGTATAATCTGTTTAGGTCTCATATTCTGTAACGCAGAGAAGTCCACAACGTTTGGATCAGCAAGCTTAGGAGAGTAGTTAGTTAAGTATGTATTCTCAACAAATCCTCTTAATATAGCTGTAGATGCAAGCGTTGCGCTTCGAGTAAAGTCTGCCATGGACAGACCATAAAACTCATGTGGAATATCAATAGGTGTAATAGATGCAAGCGGAACTATATCAACATCTTCTTCAAACAAAATATGTTTGCCTGCGATTATGACATGTTTTAGTTCAGCTATACCATCTCCGTCTCGGTCTACGTTTATCCAACATTCTGTTATTGTTACAGGTCTACTAGCTTCTAATGCGTAACCACCTTCGCTTTCAGAAGACCCTTTCCAATATTCTTGGCCAGTAACCATTTTACGTGAAGATACTTCTTCAGAGTAACTGGTTCCACCTAGCCATGTTTCGTCGTTATTTAATTCAGCCCACTCATCTTCGTTTAGCTCATCAGCCCACTCAGGCCAATACTTTCTAATTTCAGATCTAGTCATTTCAGATTGGATACCTACAAAGCTAGCATCTTCTATAGTTGCTGCGTCACGAGATATTCTAAATGCTTCTGGTGGGACGTTGTCTATTTTAACTCTAGACTTATTATTCTTTCTCCTAATTCTTACGTTAGTGTATACTAATGTTGCGTTAGGATCTTGCCCGGCAAACGGATCAGAGACACCTCCCATTTTGTTTTCAAAATTAAGGTCACCAATGATCTCTACATTATCGTCCGCAAGAAGTAAGTCAAGTTTGTCTTGATCTATTTCATCATACTCTTCTATTTTATAATGGAAGTCTTCTATATAGTCCCATCGGACTACGCCGTTCTTCCATAGGAGAGCAGACTTAAACCAAGTCTGAATTAACTCCCAACCTCTATTCTGTTTAAAGATTGCATAGTTAGTAATTAGACTTGCGTTATGTGCATTCTTAAATGCAGTAGCATTATCATCCATAGGAAGAAATCGAGCAAGCTTACCATTAGCAAGAAATAAATCTGCTAAAATAGCGGTATAAGCTTCTACAACCTCAGTCGTTGATGTATCAACAATAGTAGATACACCCTGCGGAGCGAGATGAAAATCCGGGACACCTGCAAATTCATATGTAGATCTCTGTCTTTCTTGAGTAAGATCAGATGAATTAAGCCAGTCACCTGTAGAATTTTCAATCCCTGATACTATTAAATTATGTAATTGTTCGTCAGTTACTTTTTCTTTATATCCTGCATTAGCCATTTACGGAACCTCTCGACCACGTTGTTGTTTTCTCTGGTTGTAAATCTTCTACAGAATACTTGCCTGCTTTAGGCATTTCACGTATTTCTTCTTTACTTTCTTTCTCAGGCTTAACAGCCTCTTGTATATATCTTGACATAGTAACCTCCTAGGTTCTATCTATCTAACAGGCTACTAGCCTTATTATGTGGTGGTCTATCCGCTGACTACCACCGGAGCCGTGAGGACATTGCGGAAACTTAATCTGAGAGCGGGTTATCCAAAGCTTGTTGTAACCTTTCAGTTAGCTTATCTTCTAACTTCCTCATATTAGAATCAATCCTTTCTTCGGTTTCTCTCATTGTATTCCTCACATCCTTCTCAGTCTCTCTATTTAAAGATTCAACTTCTCTGAGAGATGCGGTGGTATCTTTTTGTAATTCATTCATTGCAGTTAGCATACTTTCTAACGTGGCATCTATTAATAGCTTAGTTTCTCTAACGCTATCTACAGACTTCTCAACTTTAGAATCCATCTTATCGATATAGCCCTCTAGTTTTAAGATGTCTTCTCGTAGATCATCTTTAATATCACGCGTATAGTCGATAGCTTTATCTAACTTAGTTTGAACAAGAGTATTCTCGGACTGTATAGAGTCTATATCTATATTCTGTATAATTTCCTTCATATCCATATAGTCTTTATAAAACTCGAAGCCACCCCATAGTCCGCCGCCTAGCGTACCTAGTAACGGTAGTATAAGCATTATCTTGCCGCCTTTAATCTTAGCGCCAGCGATTTCTACTTCTGCCATTGTGCCCTCCTAGTTTTCAAAAGACAATTGTCTTAATTGATTTATCTCTTGTTGTAACTTCATAACTTCTAACTGCTTCTTCTGTAACTCAAGCTCGTACAGACGATTACAGTCAATACGATTCTTTGCCCGCTTTCCAAGCGGTATCGTTATCTTAGAGTACACTCCAATATCTCCTACTTGTTGGCGACTTGAAGTACCTCCTTGAATAATTCCAGTCACTCCAAACTCAATGTTTGTTGCTGAGCCTATTGCATTACTACAATCTAATTCACCAGCTCTAAACTTATCTGCTTGGAAACTTGTAGTCGAGTTAGGTAGTGCTAAGCTCAAAGAGTTAGACATTGAGTCTGCATAAGTTCTACTATAACTACAACTACAAATAACAGTGACTAGTAAAAGTAGTAAGTATATCCTCATTTACTTGTCCTTTATTTTTGAACAAACCCTCGACGTTATTAAAGAAATTTGATCAGTTTGCTTTAAAAGTTTTGACTGTGTACAAATATATACAGCTCGATCTATATCGCTAGATCTAATATACACATCAAATATCTTTGATTTATTATATCCTACCATTATAATCTTAGATGAAACTGTAGATATAGATGATGAAGCAAACGGAATAGGTTTAAAATCTGATGTAAATACCTCTATTAGATAATAGGAAACATCGTTTCTCCTATTAAATAGTTTCATTTTAGCAGATGATACACCTTCTATATAAGAAGATTTCAACTGCGGATATGCCGGTGTCATTTCGTGTGCGTGAGCCGTGGTACAAAAAACAAAACATAAAGCTAATATTACTTTGCTATACATTCTGCTACAATCAACGCAGTATAGTTACCCGCAGGTAATGACTTAGTAGATCCATAGCTTGCTTCTGACTCTACAGTAAACCATGTAGATCCTGCTAATGTCATATTAAACTCTGTGACATTATTGTAAGTTACTTTTGCAGCTTCATAAGCTGACATCCCAGATACACCTACTGCTCCTACTACTGTGCTTCCTGTCCATGAGACTGCATCTGTCAGTGTAGGGCTAGATGAAAAACTATTAGGATGTGTAAACTTTGTTTTATAATAGTCAGCTTGCGCAATATCCACGCGAATGCTAGCTTTGACTCCGCCATCAGCCGGCTTAGTAGTTAGTTTGTACGGAAGTGGATGTCCATATACACCTGCTGTTTCTGTCCATATAGAGCATTTAGGTTCTACTACACCACTTATAGGTGAGTCAACTGCCATTGCAGCAGTCGCTGGCATTAAGAACGCTAACGCTGTTATTGTTTTAATATCCATGTTATCTCCATTTATTCATATTGAGATCGAACCATTGTTCTATGAACCTTATCTTGGGCAAGGTTTCTCAACGCTTTAAAATTATCTATAATGATACCATCTTCTAACTCAACAGTGTCTTCATAAGTTCCACCGTTTATTGTTGCTCCATAGTATCCATCTAGGGTTCCTGCTGACATCATTTGAGCCATCATTAACAACTGTCTTGTTGGATTAGCAATCTGTTCAGCCGCACCTGCTACTGCAAGCGCTTTCTCTATTTTTAATTCTTGTTCCTCTTCTTCTTCTTTAGCTTGTTCTTCTTCTAACTCTTCTTCCTCTGCAGCTTCTGCTTTCTGATCTAACTGGAATTGTACCCAGTCGTCATAATAAGGATCGTTAATATCTGGTTCACTATCTATTAAACCGTTATCAAGAAGATATTTCATAAGAGCATCTTCATAGCCTGGACAAGAAGAGTCTGTTAAAGGTATTGCACAAGTATCGTACATATAGTTATAAGCAATAATAACGTTACTTAGTTCTCCATCGCCATGCACAGATATACTTCCGTCTCCAAATGATGTACCTAATGTAGGTGTAATAGTATCAAACCCTAACTTTGTATTGCTAGGTATCTGATCCCAGTTATCATGTCTTTCGTAGATATTACCTACACCATTAGTATTCTTATTAACTATAGATACGGTAGCATCCGTATTAGAATCCTTAGTTATTGTATACTTGTGGTATATTCCTTGAACTTTTAATCCTGCTTCTGGCGGTAAAACCCTTGTCATATCCCAGTTGTAACCATTCGTAGTTACATTATCTGTTCTTTCATATATAACATCAGATAAGCAGTAGGAGGAGAGCAAGCAAACCACCGACGCCAGCAGCACCTTTGGCAGTATTCTTATCTTCATCTGACCACTCCTTATTCTTTCCTGTTTTAGCTCCAGGTATTAAATGTGGATTATTATTCCATGCTTCTTTAGCTGGACCACCGACGAGACCATCGAACGGACAGGGAGTCCCTGCGTTCATCATGCTCGCGAAAATTCGTTTGTCTTGACACATCACTGAAACCGCAGCCACCTTCATCCCCATATCATATAATACCTTAGCATTCTTTAGTCGCTCACAGTTCATATCTCTAACTGTAGCGCCTGCACTAATTCCTAATATCTGTGTTTGCACTGCGCCTGCCACACCTACTGTACATAAATCTGAATTAGAGTTATTAATAGTTGGCGACATAGCTGATGGTGGTGGTGACTTAACTGTAGTCTCTGATGTCATATTAGAGTTAACATTAGAGTTAGTATTACTATTTGTCTCAATACAGTTTGCATTTGTTGTGCTGTCACAACCTTCTGCAAGGCCTATACTTGCTGCAAACAAATAAAGAAGTAATGTTAGCATAACTGTTTTAAGTTTTAAATATTTCATATTAAGTGTCCTCTGGTATCATAAAGCACCACGTCTTAAGTGACGACGCATTCTCTGGTTTAAATTCCCATAGCTTTTTATTAACCTCTTGCTTGGTTTCAAAGCATGCTTCATAGCTTGATTGTATGTCTGGATATACTCTCAGACTACAATTCCTGTCTAGGTCTGTGCATAGCAATGCTAGTACAAAATACATAATGCACTCCTTACGTTTTGAGTTCTAAAAGGAGAGTATACTAACATTCGTACCAACTTAATCTAAACATAGGGTTAGCGTATATATCTTTAGATAAACCTACACACTCAGAAGGTACTCTACCTTCAAAGAAATAATCTATTAATGTGTTAGATATTTCCTCTTCTTGATCTACTATTTTATTTGTTATAACCACTTGGTGTTGTCTGGTATCCATTCTGCTGTCCTCTGGCTAAAGCTTACGTTTCTAGTTGTTAGTCTATCCCAATGCGTACGTAAAACTTCAGCACATATAGCTAAGGATATAACTAAATCGTCGTAACATCCGGGTGCTGCCTCTGTTTTACCTGTACTTGTTGATATAAACTCTCTTAATTCTTGTATTAATTGCGCTGATGGGATCATTATGTCTTCATTTTCTATAAGATTCTTTAAATTTCCTATAATTGCTGGTTTAGTACCTGATGTAGTCCTAAATCCTAGCCTAATACCTTCATCGTTGCTTACATTTGCTATCTTTGTCTGCTTATATAGGTTAATATAGTCCATCGACTCCAACTTTTGCAAAGTTGCTATGCCCATAGAGTTAGATTCTACGGCTAGTAGTGCATTATTGTAGTATCTACCTAGGTAAAACAGTAATTCTCCCCACATCGCAGGATCTATACGGTTATTTCTGTAGGTTGCTACCACTTCTCGCTGCTTATTCATAACAACACAGGCAGAATAGTCTTGACCTACACCCAAACAGACGTCTGCACCTATAACATAGGGCTCTTCCCACTTAGGAAAGTCGTATACGAAGAGGTTTCCTTCTCTGTGTTCGTCAAACATCTTGCTATGTGGGTCCCATTCTGATCTTCGCTGCTGCGGTCTGGGCAATAAGGCATCCAGGCGCTCCAAGTTGAACACGTTAGATCCGCTAACAATAAACGCTTCGTCAGCTGTTGCTGGGTATTCTTGTTGAAACTTAAGTTCTCCGCCTTCGGCAATCTTAAGTCTTCTCCAATATAGTTGGTCATTGTTTAATCCATATTCTTCTACTAATTTATCTTCTTCTATTGTTAATTCCATACCTTCAGGGGCCTGCCTTTGATACTCTGTAGTTAAAAACCAAGGAAGAAAAATTGGCATATATTCGTTCTCACCATTTAACGCACCCTTCCATAATCTATAGAACTCTCCCTGTGCACCATTAGCTGTTGACTCAAGAATAACTTCAGTACCATCAGCTGCAGATATACCTTGAAACAAACCAGCTAAGATCTTCTCATCATGTCCCCAAAAAGCTACCTCTGAGAGGTGCGCTATGGTAGGTGTTGTCCCTCTCCCCGCTTCCGGTGATCCGGCGGTGTATAACCTATAGGATGACGTGGCGTCCTTATCAGGCATTGCAGGACTGTTAATAATAATCTCTTTAGCATTTGATCGTACCTCACTAGGGGCTAATGTCCCAGACATTTGTTTAATTAAATTCTTAGACAACGCAAACAAAGCATCTGATGTAGCAGAGTCGTGGGCCATAACAACTGATCTAGCATAAGGAGTAAAGTAAGATTTCCAAAATACCCTACCAGCACAGTAAGTTGATATACCCTGCTGCCTAGCTTTGAGTATAATAGCTCTAACCTTTCCAGTTTCTTTTAATTGTTTATTTAGTTTTTCTGTTATTATATGCTGACACTCATTTAGTTTAAAAGGAACAAAGCCTTGTGTGGCATCTTTAGTTATAATTTTAATTTGCTCTTCTGCAAACTTTGAAAAATCATTTTTATATTTATTTAGGTCCCCACGCTTTTGTTTTTCTTTTAGTATTTTTGAAATACGCTGCTTATCCATATATAGTACCCCTTGTTGTCCTCGAATATCTAAAAGGAGAGTATGGGTGACGCTGAGACAGACTGAATAAGGATGTATAACTCTTGATAGAATACGGTTCTGTAGATTAGACCCCCTACTCCGGCTTTTAGCGCCGGGAGCGTTTGCTGAAGGGCAAACGACTAGACAGAAGAAAAAAGCAAGTAAGCAGGCTCTGATCGAAGCCGGCATGCACTAGAAGACCGACATATGCAGGGAGAGAGGACCGACATGCTTCTCTCAATAGGCGGCTTCACTCAGTTTGCCCAAGAGCAAACTGTTATATACATTTAAATCAAAGCTGTTCATCGAAAGGAACACATCATGAATAAATTAGACGCTATAAAATATCTCTTAGCTAAATACCCTCACATGACTTATGCTCAAGCATCTGTCTACGCTGAGAGTGTGCTAGAGATATAGCCTCCTGTCCTGAGCATGACATTAAACTGCTCATCAACCATATTTTAATTTGCCCAAGAGCAAATTATTATATACAATTAATTTATCCAAACATGAAAGGAACATCACATGGATAATCAAATTATTAGATGCACTGTTAAGGACTTAACTCTATTTCCAGGGAAGACCATTACTCCTCGCTGGAAGCTAGACATGGTCGAAGTTAGTACAACCAAAGGCAAATTCATGGCTTGCTTGTACCAACTCCCTGAGTTCACCAAGCTCAAGCAGGATGGCAAGACTGTTAGCCTCAAGGTTAGCAAATGCTACTACCCATCCAAGCTTGATATGGTCAAAGCAGTAGCTAGTAAGTAGGATTCCCTCAAAGGTCCGGCAGCAATGTCGGGCCTTTTTAAATTTCCAGGACCGACAAATGGGAGATAAGTGCTAGGGAGGACCGACACGCGCGACGAGAGCGCGTAGGATGAGGCAGAGGGTGTCCTTTGGGGTCCTTTTGGATGCAGGTATTAGCAGTGATGGTTGGGAGACGGTAGGAATGGGGAGAATCGTGGTGGTCCTGCAGGGACATAGGCCGACAATGAGATCACATAATCACACTCACGGCACTCTCGTAGACTCTCATAACACACTAGTGATCACAAATTTGCCCAAGAGCAAATTTTAAAATACATTAATTTAATTTTATAAAGGAACACTGTTATGAATAATAAATATCAGATAAAAACGCAAATCATAGATTTCAAGAAAGGTATATCATTAGGCACATTGTCTGTTAATGTATCTGAAGAATACTATGATAAAATACGTAGTCTTACAGGATATAATGATAAAGAGTATGGTCTTCAAATAGAAGATACTGAAGATCAACCTGTATACATAGCTATAAGAGCTATCGAAAAGGACATGGTAGACTATAACGATGATAACTGGGACGACAACGATCATCTTAAGTCTGTAGAATCTCACCCAGCCTATGAATCTTAGAAAGGTACACATCATGGAAAAAGCATATGCAGTCGATATAACAGTCAGCTACCTAGAATTCGAAAAGGATCCTGACTCATCAGCAACTCTAGTAACTGGTAGAAATAATAAGGTTACATGGAATTCTATAATGACTAAACGTCAACTTAAGGCATTCAGTAACTCTCCTGCATTCGGTGCTGACTACATAGAAGTACGCGTAGCAATAGAAGGAGATCCTAAAGGTATGCATAGAACTATTAGTTGTTATCATGGAGGATTTAATGAACAGATCCATAATGACGATGGAACTATAACGTATTTAGGAAATAGTAAGATAGGATAACCCGTAAGGGTTATTCTTTCACAGGACCGACAGCCGACAAAGGTATACTCTCCTTATAGGGTGTGGGTCCGTAATATACTATAGATATACTCTATAGTCAGTAAAGATTCATAACATCCATAGGAGGATACAACATGAGTACGACAAAACTACTATCAGATGAACATATTGGTGATGATAATCCAGATGATCACAAACAGAAACAATTAGATTATACTTGGGAATATATCGAGAATGACGATGATGGATTACTTCGATATGTTACTCAAGGAAATAAAGGAATCTTATAATGCTATTAGCAATAGGATTACTTATGATTTTTGTTTTTCTTTTGGCAGGGATAAGTTCTCGCGAAAGAAGAATAAAATTAGGTCAGGAAAGAAAGCAATGGTTCGACTATATAGATCTTCACGAACTACGCGATCTCTTCAGACACAAAAAGTAAATTTACCCAAGAGTAAATTTTAACCTGTAGCATTATGCTATGGCATTCAAACTAACATGACAAAATAAAGGATTATATCATGGAAAAACCTAGAAATTACTTAATACAAGGCGTAATATTAAACTGGTGTCGTCTTGACAAACCTGTAAACCCATTCGGCACAGAGCAGTATGAAGCTCAGCTTATGACTAAAGATAAAGACAAAGCAGCAGAGCTTAAGGCTAATCACCTAAACGTCAAAGAGAAAGAACCAGGTGTATACACTGTTTCTCTCAAGCGTAAAGCCAAACGTGCAGACGGTTCAGATAATGGCAAAGTAGAAGTTGTAGGCACAAAAGCATCTGACGTTATAGATGTACGCAAGATAGGAAATGGCTCAACTGGCAATATTATCGTATGGCAGTATCCTTACGAAGCTATGGGCAGATCAGGTATTGCTACATCATTGACAAAGATACAAATCGTAGATCTTGTAGAATATACAGGCTCAAACGATATTGATTTCGAAATGCAACCAGAAACTGTTGCAGACGATATGCCTGACTTCAGTAAAATCAAGCCAATGACAGATAAAACTGCAGATGAACTAGGCTTCTAAAAAATGCTAAGCACCTAAGCATGTGATAGCTCACGTTGTCAAAGTCTATGTAGATTCACTACGACCTCTGGCGTGTATAATAAACTGCTTAAACCCAAGGAGACCGCTCTAACGATATACTTTATGTTCCTTTTGTGTATCGTTAGAGCATTTTTTTTGTAATGAAAGGATTTGCATGTCAATATGTGGCGAAATAGAGAATACACAGGCAACTATATTGTTGTATAAACAGAAACTTCGTAGATATTTAAAACAGAAAGAGGAGACTAGAGACACTGACTTACATATATATCATGTCTGTAAAGGATTAATTGCAGAATTACAACGTAGATCAATGCTCGAAGAAATAGCAACTGTAAGTAAATGATAGGACTTACGTTAAGCTATGCATCAGTAATCATTGTAGCGGTAGGCATAATAGATTATCTCATAAGATCCAACTATGATAACCGGAAATAACTATGGGTATATATAAATCAATAGATACACGACAAAACGAAAGGAAACATGATGTGAGTATAGAAGAACAAATACAGGTTTCATTCAATACGAATGATCAAACAATCGTGATCTCAATCGACGGCAGAGGCTTACTCTTAGATAAAGAAGAAGCAGCTAAAGTATTTGTCGATCTAGGTCACATACTTCAAGATATAGAAAGGAATACAAATGGCACTAGTTAACGCAGAGACATGGATAACTACAAGAAATAGAGACATACATAGTGGCTACAGGTTTACCACGTCAGATAAAAACAATCCTCACGTTGTGTACTTACGAAAGAATGCAGCATACTGGAATGAAGTACGACGTAGAAATGCTAAGTTAAAAGGCACAGACCCTGATGTTATCACAGTAAGACTAATGCCTCGTGGTTCTCGTGTAGGTCCTTCACTCAAAGACTTCGGTACACGTAGAAGTTACGATTCATATCTACCAATGAAATACGGAACTCATTATGATGTATACGTATACGACACGAAAGACTGGTCAAGATGGACATCTTACAGTCGCGGCTTTGACGATGGTATGACAAAAGCTAAGCAGGATATGATTAGTAAATTAGATAACACTATAGACGCATTGAAAGGACTACAGAATGCAACAGAGTAAACCTATAGAATTATATGAAGAGCAAAAACTCTTCGCAACACCTGAGTCATTAAAAGATCTTATGGCTCACCCATTAGTACAACAACAGTCAGGAAATATAGGAGCAGTTACATGCACAATGATGATGCACAACGTAATGGTAGTGGAAATAAACAAGATAATAACGTTATTGAATTCAGCTCTCGAAGAAATAGAGAACTTAAAGACTGGCAATTCACACTAAACGTATACCATAAGCCAGCAGACGATAGTTATGAATTCAATATCACACAACCAGAAGGTGATGAACTAGATGACTTCACAATAGCAGACATATTAGCTCGTGCAGCATTCAAAGTATCTCCTCATGATCACGAGGTAGCACCTGACTTAGAACTAGAGTTAGGTAATGATGGCTGGGTAGAAGATGGAGAAGAATATGATGCATAAGAAGCACTACATCGCAATAGCTCAATGGCTACGTACACATGACATTCCTCGTATACTAGATAAACATTGTAACGGACCAGCACTAGATTATCTTATACATGTAGTGCTAGCAAAAGATAATCCTAAGTTCGATGAGCGTAGGTTTAGAAAATACATATTGGCAGAAATAGATATGGAAGGTTTAACTAGTGGATAGTAAAATTAAAGAATTAATCACAGATCTGTATTGGGATTTTGATAGACTATCAAGTTGTGGTAAAGAAACTTTAGAGGAACTTGCTAAGTTAGTTGGTGTTCCTACTGAAGGTGAAGACTGATATTCAGGAGCAAAGTGTTACGGCAGCACGACGGATTCCAAATCCGTAGGACTGGGTTCAATTCCTAGTGCTCCTGCCAGAACTAATAAAAAACCCCTAGGTACCGTAATGGTATCTAGGGGTTTTATTTTTTACTAACCGACAAAAAAAAGAAAGAATTATGCGTCTTCCGTGTCACTTGCAAAACCTTTCAGGGCCTCGTTAATTTCATCATCTGACATATCGTCAACCGACAACTCCTTAGTAGTCTGGTCTATACGTGCCAACTTAGGCGACTCAAACTCAGCTAAACTTTTAGCTAAATCCGCAGCAGTATCAAAGTCGTCCTCTGATAACGCTTTATGCATAAGAACCTTAAGAACATCTAAAGACGTCATGTCGTTATCTTCAACGACATCTTTCTTAAACGTCTGCCAATCTTCTACCGAAATCCTCAGCTTTTCTCTTGCAGCTTTGTTAGCTTTTCTAGCAATAACAGAGTTTCTCTGAGCAGCCTGAGCCTTCTGTGTATCAAAGAATGGCTTTAAGTTCTTTAAACTATTTGGATGGGAACTCATATTAGTATACTCTCCTTATAGGAAACTCTATTGATCAAAACACCCAAGAGTGTTTTGTTTTATAGAATTTTATTAATCATATTCTCTAAAAGGGGAGTATAAAACAAAGAAAGGGCTACGCATGATATCAAACTCTAAAACTACAGATGCTTTAGGTATATCAACAACACTAGGAGCATCAGAGATAACAGCTTCTAATGTACTACGTGAAGCAGCAGACTTAAAAGATTTAAAGTCTAAAGACTACCAAGGCAGTACATGGTCAGAAGATGATTACTTTCCATTTGGTGCACAGAGTTACATACATATGATACACACTAAGTATTTACGTATGCGTAACATTGCAGAAGGTGAGCAGAAAACTAACTTCGAAGCACTAGATGATACTCTTATAGACATGGCAGTATACTGTTGTATGTATGCAGCTAAGATTAGAAGAGATAAAGAATATCAAGATGACTTCACACAGTTTGAAAAGATAACGAGAGGTTATAGTCAAGATGGCTAAATACGAATCAAGTGATGACTTTATACAGTACTTTGATATTAATGTAACTATCGAACGTACTTATAGAATAGCAGCTGACTCAGCAGATCATGCACTAGATAATTTTGCTGAAGGCAGATATGATCCTAAAATAGATCTTGTAAAAGAAAACGTTTATTCAGAAGTGGACAATGACTAATGTATAGAAACTACTATGTAGAAGATATAAAGACTGAGTTTAAGCATATGATAGATAACGACCAGATTAGACACGGTATGGTAGAGATTAGAGGTGCAACCTTTATAGCTGATCAACCATGTATGTTTGGTAAACCAAATCAAGAATATATCGATGCAGAAATACAATGGTACGAATCAGAAAACAAATCTGTGTATAGATTATTTGATATATATGGTAAGAAAGTACAGATCTGGGAAAATGTAGCAGACGAGTACGGTGAAGTTAACTCTAACTATGGCTGGTGTATATACTCTAAAGAAAGAGGTAATCAGTTTATAAATGCGTATCGTCATCTAATAGACGATCCATATACACGTCAAGCTGTACTTATTTATCAACATCCTGATATGCATATGATTGCTGGTAAAGACTTCACTTGCACTAACATGCAGCAGTTCTTTATTGTAGATAATAAGTTAGAATGTGTAGTGCAAATGCGTTCTCAAGATGCAGTGTTTGGCTACAACAACGACATAGCATGGTTTAAACATGTACAAATGAAGATGTTAAATAAGATAAACAATATGAGAAAAATGATTGGCGCACAAGAATTATCTCTTGGCCCTATCACTATGCAAGTAGGTTCACTACATGTTTATCCTAGACATCAGCATTATGTAGAAAACTATGTAAGTTAACTTTGAGGGCACTTGGAGTAAAACATGAGTGATAACAAAGATGATATGGGACCTGGTCCTATACCTACAGATGATCCGTCAGACGACTGGTCTAAATATGTAGATAAAATACCTATAACAAAAGGAGAAAGATATGATGGCACTATTTCAAGTACTACTAGTACTGATGATGTTACAAGCGGCAAACCCCTTCGTAGCACCGACGATAGAAGAGCCTCCCGCAGAAGCGGAAGAGTAAAATGAAACGGCGAAACCCTGTAGCTAAAGCCTTGAATAACCCTAGGTTTAAGCTAAGGGTTATAGCTGACAAAACTAAAAAGATATTTAGAAAAAGAAAACATAAAAAGAATTACAGAAAGGATTCATAATGAGTTCATGGCCTAATGATATAGCAGACATGCATAATAAATTTGGTGTAACTAAGTGGGTTAACGAAGCATCGTTCAATAAACAAAGTGAACTACTAAAACTTCGTATGCGTATGCTATTAGAAGAATTTCAAGAAACAATGGATGCATATTTACAAGAAGATAAGCAAGAGTTTGTTGACGGTCTTGTAGATCTGTGCGTCATTGCTATTGGTACTATGCAGATTGTAGGAGTTGATCCGCAAGAAGCATGGAACGAAGTACTACATGCAAACAAGTCTAAAGAAGTAGGAATTAAAGAAGGTAGACCTAACAAGCTAGGCTTACCAGACTTAGTTAAACCTTACGATTGGGAAGAACCGTTGCATGTAAATAACTTCGGTAGATTAAAACACTTATTTAATGGAGATTAACAATGGGAGCAGGACCTAGAAAATCAGGAGCTAAGGGTGGAAAGAGAGGATTATGGGATAATATACATGCCAAACGTAAAAGAATAAAGAAAGGATCAGGTGAAAAGATGAGAAAGCCTGGATCTAAGGGTGCTCCTACAGCAGCAGCACTGAAGCGTTCACAAGGACCTAGATAGAAAGGAAAGTAAATGAAATATGCAGTGATGTTTGAACCATTTGATGGACTTGAATATGTATGTAAACCAAAGAAAGATTATCAGTTATCTGGTGATGAACCTCTATTATTTAACAGGAAATGGATGGCTCAAATGGAAGCAGATAAATGGAACACAGGTATAGTAGTAGAATATAAAGAGAAAGGAAAATAATATGGCGAATGCCCGAGGAAAAGAAATAGATGGTACTCATTTAAGTGTAGAGCAAGCAAATGCAAGAGGTTTTCTACATAGAGACTATATAGCACACTGTTTACGTTGGACTAAGATCTGTAAAGATATGAATAAAGGTGCTGCATATAGAACATCTGACATCATAGACGTAGGTTGTGGTAAAGATATGCCACTAGCTAGAACCCTTATGACTAGTCGTATGGCGCCTAGATCCTACACAGGTATTGAATGGAATAAGATGGACGTGCCGTCGATGTTTGACAATACTAGCTTTAAACCTAAGTTAATACAAGATGTAGACTTTACAGAACTAGAATTTGAAGATGAAAGCTTTAATGTAGGTGTATGCTTAGAGGTATTAGAACATGTTGAACCACTTAAAGCTATAGCTATAATAGATAAGATGGCTGAAGTTGTAGGACCATCAGGTGTATGCTACTTTTCAACACCATGTTACGATGAAAAGGTAGGTCATGCAGATAATCATGTTAACGAAATGACTTATGAAGCTGTGGGTTCTTTACTAGAAGCTAGAGGTTATCATATTGTAGAACACTATGGTACATTTGCTTCAATGAAAGACTATAAACCGCATATGGATGAAGCAACAAAAGTAATGTTTGATAGCCTTAGAGAATATTATGACACAAACTATCTTGCTACTATATTTGCGCCCTTATATCCTGAACATTCACGTAATGTAATATGGAAGTGTATACCTCAAAGTATAGGACCTACAGTTACGCGATTTCCTGAAATGAAGAACTACACTCATAGACTCGGATCATCAGAGAAATGGGAGGATTTACTCAGTGTTTAGCATAAGAGAAATGATAAGACGTAGACGTAATCTTAATAACACTATAAAAACTTTATCAGGACTAAGCGATAGAGATCTACAAGATATTGGGTTACATAGAGGTGATATAGAAAGTATCGCCAGGTCAGTAATAGACGTACATAGAACAGTTAGAGATTCATCGGAAAGGACAACAGATGTTGACAACACAAATAAAAGTAACAAGTGATTTTCTAAAACATAGAGCTGAGAAAGAAGCTATGTATAATAAACGTGGTAGAGATCATAAAAGATTTCTTATGGATCTCGACTGTGAAATATACGAGTGGTACAAGATTGATAATGGAGAGTGGCAGCCACATAATGATTGGCGAGTCGATGCGCAAGTATACGATCCAACCAACGAGTATACTCGCAGAAATTTATATGATAGTTATGACGATAAATCTAAAAGTTTTACAGCGTGGTGCAATGTTGATGTTAAGTTTATTAAGAAATGGTACAACATATCTAACACGAAGATGCTTAACTTTGTTAAACAGCATGACATCGTTGACTTATATGTCTTCATGGAATGGGTTAAAGAATATGACAGACCCTTGCAAGAAGGAGATATCGTGGAAGTCAGACCTGTCGGACAGTTATCCTACACAGATCTTGCAAACATTATACAAGTCTCAAGAGGTAAGTGGGGAGGATTCTATGCTGATGTCAGAAGCGCCGTATGATTTTATTGCTCAGCAGCCACAAAGAATATATACTTGTGTAAAGTGTAAGAAGAAATTTAACCGTATGCTAATGGACAAAGGTAGAATATGTCCTAAGTGTAGTAATAATATAGAAACAGAAAATAAATAGAAAGGACATAGCATGAAGTTATGTTATGACATAGAAACGGATGGACTCGATGCTACAAAAATACATTGTCTTGTTGCTAAGAACCTTGAAACAGGTACTGTATACAAGTTTGCAGATGAAAGTATCAGGTATGCTAACATCATTGACGGAGTCAGACTCCTCGAAAACGCCACGCTACTTGTCGGGCACAACATCATCGGATTCGACAACGTCCAAATAGATAAACTGTATGGTACAAAGTTAAACTCAAAGCGATGCCATGATACATGGATAATGAGTATGACATTGCGATATAAACGTACTCATAAGCACGGTTTAAAGGGCTGGGGTGAACACATTAATAATTCTAAAATAGACTTCGATAATTGGGAAGAGTACTCTAAAGAAATGATGAGATACTGTGTCCAAGATGTTGAACTAAATGCTAAAGTTTATGATAAATTACTAGAAGAATTTAGATTAATTAATGAACGTAACCCATTGATAGCAAAGGGTTTATCAGTAGAATTAGATGCTGCTAAATTCAACGCTCGTTGCAGAACAGATGGCTGGAACTTTGATATAGAGAAAGCTAAAAGTTCTGTAAAACGTATGACTATTCGTATGAACGAGATTGAATACGAAATAGAACCTCAACTAGGCACTAGAAAGATATTCATAGATAAAGAACCTAAAACTCCTAAGTTTAAGAAGAACGGAGAGTATACGACAACTACTATAAGAATGCTACGTGAATACTTCGACAAAGAAGTAATGGCTACTGATACACATCTTATGCCAGCCGGAGAAACATTCCAAAGATTTAGAGTAGAAGATGTTACACTAGGATCTATGGATCTAGTTAAAGACTGGCTAATTACACAAGGCTGGGTTCCAGATGAGTATCAAAAGAAGAAAGTAGGATTCCAGTGGGTAACGACTGGTCCTAAGTTAACATCTACATCTTTACATAAGATGGGTAAAATAGGAGAAATGATAGATGATTACTATACATTACGAAACCGTCGTTCTGTACTCAGTACTTGGCTTGAGTGCGTTCGTAATAATCGGTTGCATGGCAATATGTGGACTATTGGTACACCGACATTTCGAGCCAGGCATGAGGTTATTGTTAATCTACCTGCGGTATCTGCTGCTTGGGGCAAAGAGCTTCGAGAAGTATTCAAAGCGGACGAAGGAGAAGTCTTAGTAGGTGCTGACTCATCAGGCAATCAACTAAGAGGTTTATGCCATTACGTAAACAATACAACGTTTACGAAGGAAGTTATATACGGTGATCAGCATCAACGAAATGCAGATGTATTAAGAACAGATAGGAATAAAGCTAAGACTTTCTTATATGCATACTTGTTTGGTGCTGGTGATGCTAAGCTAGGTCAAAGCTTAACTGGTAAACTAAATGCAGCTAAAGGTAAACAAGCTCGCGACGACTTTGCTAAGTCTATTAAAGGACTAGCTGAACTAAAGCGTAAACTAAGTTACGCGTGGCATAATAGCAAGCACGCTACAGGAGAGGGATCTTTCCCTGCTGTAGATGGTAGACCTATATTCTGCCCAGCTGAACATCAAACTTTAAATTACTTACTACAATCTATGGAAGGTATAAGTTGTAAGGCTGCACTTTCCTATGCTATGAGTGAGGTTGATAGGCAAGGATTAAGAGCTAAGCCCCGACTATTCTATCATGACGAGCTAGCATTTACATCGCATCCTGATGATGCAGATAAGGTAGGTAAAATATTACAAGATGCATTTACTGAAGCACCTAAATGGTTTGGAATTAATTGTATGAACGGTGGTGATTATATGAAAGGAAAATCTTATGCAGACATCCACTAAACACGACGACATTTCGACTGACTCTATAGTCTTAGTCGACGCAGACTCTATATACTTTAGATCTGCGTGTGTGTCAAAGAAGAAGAACGATATACGAAAGAATATTGATAAGCTAATGACAGAAATAGAAGCTACCTGTATGATGGGTGATCTTCGTGTAGCTGTCAAAGGTCAAGGTAACTTTCGTAAAGACTTATATAAAGAATATAAGGCTAATCGTAAAGAACTAGATGAAGATCTAAAAGAAGCCTTAAAATATGGTCATGCACATATGACTTCTAAATGGGATGCTGTTGAAGCTCACGGTATGGAAGCAGATGACTTAGTAGCTATATGGGCTTATGAAGCTAGAGAACTAGAAAAACCTTACTTCATAGTAGGCATAGATAAAGACCTGCTTCAAATACCAGGTAACCATTATAACTTTAACAAGAAAGAACATAGCTTTGTCGATGATGATGAAGCGGACTTTAATTTACATATGCAGTGCTTAATAGGTGATACAAGTGATAACATTCCTGGCATTAAAGGTATAGGTAAAGTTAAAGCTACTAAGATACTTAATGGAATACCTATGGGAGATCGCTATAAACACGTAGAAAAGGCGTGGCTAGATCATAAAGCAGGTGATCCAGGTATAACTAAAAGGCTATTAACTATGCTAAAATCATGGAAGGAATATGACGACATTAGACAACAGATTCAAGACGAAGCCTCTGTCTGCGAACAAGATGTTCGGAGCGAGGGGCAAGAGGACATTCAAAAGTCCTGAATATGTTGCGTATCAGAATGAGATACGCGATGACTTAATGGGAACGGATTGGCCATTCAAGACTGATCCGGTCTCATTCATTGTAAACGCCGGCTTATCTAATAGAGGAGCCGATATTGATAACGTAATAAAACCTATCTTAGATACGTATCAAGGTATCTTTGAAGAGTTTAATGATAACAAGGTATACTATGTCGAACTACACAAAGAAATCGTTAGCAAGGGAGAAGAGTTTCTCAGGATTAGAGTTACCTCCCATAACGGAGCTTGAAGAATATAATAATATTAAATCAAAGAAACAAAAGAGGATTAGTAATAAACTTAAGGCGTCTAAAGAAAGACGAGTAAGAAGATTACACAGAGAAGAAAGATGGAATTAAATGGCTTATGTACAAACAGCATGTCCGCACTGCAACTCATCGGACGCGTACACTATATATGATGACGGAGCTTATTGCTTCTCATGCCAATACTCAACTAAAAAGAAAGAAGGTAATATGAAGGATATAATAGAGGAAGATAATGATTCAGGGTTTACGTTTATAGAGAATATAGATAGTTACAAAAGCTATCCTATATCTTCTAGAGGTATATCAAAAGAAGTTGTAGACTACTTTAATGTAAAGATGTCTGTAGATTGTAATGGTAAACCCGCTTCACATTTCTACCCTTATACTAAGAACGGAGCTGTAGTAGCTTATAAAGAAAGAATACTTCCTAAAGACTTTAGAACTCATGGAGATTTTAAGAAGACAGAACTGTTCGGGCAGTCACAAGCTATAGGTAGTAAAACACTCGTTATAACTGAAGGCGAGCTAGATTGTATGGCTGTAGCAGAAGCGTTTTCAAAACAATATAAAGGTAAAATATTTCCTGTGGTTTCATTACCATCTGCAACAGGTACACGCGCATTACTAGATCAACGTGATTGGGTTAATGGATTTGAGAGCGTAATACTTATGCTAGACAATGATGAAGCTGGTAAGAAATCACTTGAATCATGTGCTAAAATTATCGGTGCTGGGAAGGTTAAGATAGCCTCTCTTAGAGGTAAAGATCCTTGTGAATCACTACGTAAGTACGGGCATCAAGCCATACTACAGGCCATCTGGGATGCACAGACATGGTCTCCTGCAGGTATAATGGTAGGTGATGATATATGGGCTGAGTTTAAAGCAAGGCAAGCTACCGAATCTATACCGTATCCTAATTGTTTAGATGGAATTAACGATAAAGTTAAAGGTATTAGACAAGGTGAGATTACTTTGTTCACCTCAGGTACAGGCTCAGGTAAATCAACTGTAATTAAAGAGATTGTACTTGATTTACTAGAAAAGACTGACGATAAGATAGGTCTTATATCTCTCGAAGAATCAGTAGGTGATACAGCAGAGAAGTTTATATCAATGCAGCTGCAAAGACCTGTAATGGATCCACCTCCTCTTACTGACCACCAGCTAAGAATCGGATTCGATGCTGTATTTGGTGATGATAGACTCGTATTGTTAGATCATCAAGGATCTGTAGGTGATTCAAGTCTTACTGATAAGATAGAGTATATGGCTCTGATGGGATGTAAGTATCTAGTGCTAGATCATATTACTATTGCTGTATCAGAAGGTACAGAAGGTTTATCAGGTAACGAAGCTATAGATAAAATGATGTCTGACTTACTTAAGATAGTAAAGAAACATAATGTATGGCTTGGATTAATATCTCACCTACGTAAATCTCAATCAGGAGCTTCATCATTCGAAGAAGGTAAGTTTGCTTCTATCGATGACATTAAAGGTTCAGGTTCTATCAAACAAATATCATTTGATATAATTAGTTTTGCTAGAAACTTAGTAGCTGATGATCCTACAGACCGTAACACCATACGGTTTAGAGTACTGAAATCTAGATTTACAGGACTGACTGGTAATGCAGGTGCTGCAGTGTACAATATAAATACAACTAGATTAAGTAAGGTGAAAGATGAATTCGAATTCCAAACAGGAGCGTTATGATAAAATATATTTAACGGTAGCTCACGTGTTTAGTCAGCTATCGTTCGATGACGATATAAAAGTTGGAAGCATCATAGTCCGTAATGGACAGGTGCTTTCACAAGGGTTTAACGGTATGCCGACAGGTATGTGTAATCATACAAGACACTCTGATGGTATGACTAGGCCTGAGGTTATCCACTCAGAAGCTAATGCACTTATGAAGTTAGCTAAAACAGGTGGCAGCTCTGAAGGAGCTACAATATATACTACACACTCGCCTTGCATTGAGTGTGCTAAACTTATACTACAAGCAGGGATTATTAGAGTAGTATACGACGAGACGTATGATAGCTACGCGCTACAATTTTTAAAAGAAAGAGGACTTGATGTCAAAACCTATAGATCAGGTAACCAACTACCTCTTAGAGAAAGTGGATGGGATAAATATAAACAATCCAAAAGCTAACTCTGGTGGGGTATTATTAAAGTTACATAAAAATTATAAAGAAGACATGGATATATTTGTTAACTCCGCACTGCAGACTATACAAATATTATTTACTAAAGATACAAGTGATAGCCCTGCAGGTACAGCACAGTTAACTAATACATCATTTAAAATAGGTCAACACATACATAGACTACTAAAACGAGATAAGTTACCTTGGTCTATGGAGTTAAGACTAGGTGATTTATTTGTAGAAGGATTTTATAACTGTGGTTTTATAGACCTGTACTATCCAAGAATAAGGGATAGCAGCCATATAATATCTGCTACACCTAAGTGGATAGAGCTTGCTGATCTACATGAAGCAACTACAAGAATAAATCTAACTGCTACTAGGACTACAATACCTAAGTCTATAACTTCTATGGTACAAAACGATAGACACTTAGTTATTAAGAATAAGTTAAAGGACGATCACTTAGATCTAAAGCAACCATATATAAATGCTATGAATAAGCTACAGAAAACTGGCTGGCGTATAAATAGAAAAGTATATGACGCATTACTTAATAGCAAGAGTACGTTCTTACGCGAAGAACCTTATGAGAATAACGATGTAAAAGAAATGAAACGACGTAGTAAAGTTATGGAATGGAAGTTCATTACATCTAAGGCTAAGCTACTAAAGGATCATGATGTGTTTTACCAATACGTAGATGCAGATTATCGTGGTAGAATCTATTACATAGAACCCTTCTTAAACTTTCAAGGATCTGATTTATCTAGAGGTATGTTGAAGTTTGCTAGAGGTAAGCCAATGACAGATAGTGGTTTATTCTGGTTAGCAGTGCATACAGCTGTCAGCTATAACGAAAGCTACAAGATAGACGAGATACCTGAGTGGACTGAGCAAGACTATAAAGGTTATCTTAAATCAGAAGGACTAGAAGATATATCTGTAGATAAAATGACTTTAGAAGATAGAGTTAACTGGGTAAACAATAACATGGATTGGATAGTTGAATTAGGACGTACTACTTCTTTTGTACAATGCGAAAAGACTGTATCATTCTTAGCGTGTTGTGTTGAATGGTACGACTACCATGAAGCTAAGAAAGATCATAGACTACACATGTCACATTTACCTATACCTATCGACGGTAGCAACAACGGTTGGCAGCACTTAGGATCTATGTCTAAGGATACTCAGACAGGCGATCTTGTTGGATTAATACCTACTGTAATACAAAAAGATTTCTACGTGCAGGCAGCTAAAGAGTTAATTAAGCTTACTGAAGATGATAGATTAAAAAGCATACTAAACTCTATGCCTATGAAACATATACGTAAGGGTATAACTAAACGCGGATCAATGACAAGAGCGTATTCTGCAGGTGCTAGTAAGATTGCAGAGAACATGTTCTTTGATTCTAAAGTAGAAGACTACCATACTATATATGGTATTACACAAGATGACTGTAACAAGTTTGCTAAGATTCTAATCAAAGCAATAGACAAAGTATGTCCAGGACCACTAAGTACTATGTCATACTTACAGAAGCTAGCTCTATTTGAGATAGGAAAGTATGTAAAGTTTTCTCCAGAGGGAGAGATAGCAGGTAAAGAATATTCAGATGTTATCGCCAGACAGAAAGAACTTTATATAAAGAAAGATAAGACAGATGAGGAACTAGAAGAGTTGAGTAAGCTAGTTCAATTTATAAACTCATATGAATCTAAATTAGTATACGGTAATGGTAAAGATAAGCTATGCTGGACAACTCCATCAGGGTTTCCAGTAGAGTATACTAATTTTCAAATGCAAAAGCGTAAAGCTAAAGGTACTATAAGTGGATACACTACGTACAATAAACGTGGCGTTGTACAACACTGTGCCCAAGTAGCAACTAAACTTCCTAGTATAAGAGGATTTATGACAGGAATATCACCTAACTTTGTTCACTCTATGGACGCTAGTCATATGGCACTCGTAATAGACGATTGGAATGGAGAGTTTGGCGCTGTGCACGATAGTTTTTCAACGCATGCTTGTGATGTAGAGCTATTACTTGCTCACACTAAACGTAAGTTCATAGATATGTACGATGTAGATAACTTCTACAACTATATAGAAGAACAGATAATAACAGATAAAGAAGAAATAGACGTTGAACAACCAGAGTTAGGCAGCCTAAGTATAAATGGCATAGAAGATTCTGATTATTTCTTCGCATAAAAGGAGGTTAATATGTCCACAACAGAAGGAGAAAGAATAAATTATAATTACTTAGCGTTACGAGGAGTAGATGTAGATGATGTAGAACTACAGGAAGAGTATCCTGAAATACCAACTGATGCATTGTATACACCTAGAATTAATGACATAATGCTAGACATAACTTATAAGCTAAACTTAGAAGCAGGTGTATCAGAAGAAGATGCGACTATGAAAAAGAAAGAAGCTGAAAGAGGTATAAAAGAACTATACGCTAAGAACGGATTACTTTAAATAAAAAACCCCAATAGATTTCCATGTGGATTTCTATCGGGGTTATTTTTTTTTAAAGTTCGTATTGTCTAGGTACCATACGTCCACTTCTTGACTTATGACCATTCTTCTTTAGCTCTTCAGCTAACAATTTCTTATTAGCATTTGTCTTAGCTATCATCTTGTTCATACGGCTCTCAAAGTCTAATAGTCTGTAGAACTCTTCAACAAAAGCATAATATTGTCTGTAAGTTGTTTGAGCTGCAAACTGTTCTAATTCTGGAAGAGCGTAGTTTTCTTCATTAATACGATAATCAAATCCTACTTTTTTAAGAGCAGCATACATTCCTCTAGCAAAGTCTCTTGCTTGATTGTAGAACGCTTGACTATCTGTAGTTATAACTCTTCCAGTTTTCGTATCTACTTTACCTTCAGGTTTAGCAGCCATCTTACTTAACTGTTGAGTTAATGGTGACTTAGCAAAGTTAGGTGCCGGCTCACCATTCTTCTGAAGATAAAACTCTGTAGGTTGTAGTACCTGATGCATGTATCCAGCTTTAATTATAGGTATAGGTTGATCACCCATCTCTTTAAGAACTTTAGCTTTGTTCTGTCTAAACTTTTTCATGTTAGCCACAGTAGCATCTCTCATAGCTTGTAGATAAGAGTACTTCATAGACTCGTTAAACCAGTTATTATTTATCTCATCTAATACTACGTGCATATTACCTGCAGTTACTTTAACAGCATCATATATACTAAACATGTAAGGGTTACCACCACCTGCATTAGATATATCGTTCCATGATTTACCTGTTGCAGTCTTTACAATTGTAACAGCGTCAAGCGCTTGTATAGGTCCAGGTAAAGCACCACCATAAGCATACTTACCAAAGATCTTACCACCTCCAGCAGGTTTAGCAGCAGCTGCAGTCATACGTCTCTTATAGTGTACTGATTTTCTAGCCTGCTTCTTAAGTCTAGGCTTACCAGTTTCTGGATCAGGAAGTACGTTACCTTCAGCATCATAACCTTCTGGTTCATATATATTAAATGTAGTTACATCAGCAGTAGCTTGACCTTCAGATACATACCTACCATAAGCACCTTTACCTAGTGGCAAGTCAATTCTAAAGTTCTCGTCTAACGCTATATGCATACCAGCAGCTGCACGTACTAATCGTCTTGATTGTATCGCATCAGTAGACATAGTGTCTTCAAGTGATATAGAATACTTCTCATTTAAAGTCATAGATAAAGCATCTAAATCATTATCAAAAGCTGCTTCACTCATTAGATATTCATATGCGTGCTGCAACTGTGGGTTATCATATTCTAACTTTAAGTTAAGAACATCTCTAAACTTAATCCAGAAACTCTGCAACTCCATACCATAACCATAAACCATGGTAGTACTTTTATTTAAGTCTTTAAAACCATATAGTTCATTAGCTACTGTGTTCAAGTGTGAAGTCATGGTGATACCTTCTTCACTATCTTGTTTAATATTATTCCAGCCGTCACCTATAGATGCAAGAGAAGTTCTAGCAACAGCATCTCTAATATCGCCGTCATCAAGTAAATCACCTACATCATTCTCTCTTATGATACCAGTACGTTTAGCTGTCTGTCTATGACCCATCTGTACAGCATTAGATGCAATACCATTAGTGATACCATCAGGATAAGCATTAAAGAATGTAGTAAAGTTCTTACCAGCTGTCCTTGCATCCATGTAGTTAGCAAAGTCTATTAAACCATCTATGTATACTAAACCTTCAAAGCCACCTTTAGCTTTAATAGCAGCCATGAGTTCACCATGCTGTTGTGGATCTAACTGAAGACTACCAGCAACTCTATTAGCTGCATCAACAGGCCACGCAGGATCATTGAGAGGTATCTTATTAGCTATAGCATCAGCAACCATTTCGTAGTCGCTATCACTTACTTGCTGTAGCTCTCTTAATATATTACCCCACTCTCTTAACTTTGGAGTTGCTGCTCTTAGCTTCTCTTCTCTTACTCTATCTAGTTTCTTAGCTGTACCATCAACTAATATAGCTGCATACATCTGTCGTAAGTTATTCTCTTCTATAGACGCAGGTTTTATTACGTCAGGTCTAGCAGCTCTAGTTACATACCTAGTTACTTTAGATGTAACAGGATTAAAGTGAGTTTGCTGAGGTATAAGACGTTGGTTATACCCTAAGGCAGCAAATGTTAAATAACTTATTTGATTCCTTGCTGCTTGTATAGCATGAACTTGTTGCGCATAACTATCTAATGAGTTGTTCATAACCTCACTAGCATTATACATATAGCTTGGATGTATATCAGGATAACTCTCATTAGGGTGTGTGTAATAACCTATCTCATCGTTGTATACATAACCATCTAAAAGCATCTGTCTAGTATCAAACTTCTCTTTAGCAAGATACTCTTTATTTTTAGTCTCACCCATACCATGTATCTCAGCTTCCCAAGACATAACATCATTATTATTTAAGTGTCTAAGTAATGTTGAAAGAAGTATCTTATTCCTACGTTTATCAACTACATGACCAACAGATCCTAAGTTTTTAAATGCTTTAAGTATTTCTTTTACTTGCTTCTCACCTACAGGACCTAATACTACCTTAGTAAAGTTAGCCATATCTCCTTCACTAATAGTACCAGAGAACATAGGAGCTGTTAGTGGTTTTATAACCTGCTTAGGGAATAGTGCTTGACGTATAGACTGACCTGCTATAAGATCAGGTACAGCGCTATCAAGTAGTCTAAACTCTGTTTGTTCAAACTTAGTCTCAAAACGTTGTAGTATGTCAGGATTTAGATTAGCATATAGTTCTTTATAACCTGAACCTAATGTCTCTGCTTCTTCTCTAGTTAGTTTAGTCTTTTCAAGATCAGGATTAAGACGTAACCACTCTTGGTGTATCTGATTACCTAAAGCTCCATTACCTGCAGCCATAGTAATTGAAACACCTTCTGTTAAACGCTTCTCTTCTGCAGCTACTTGTTCTGATGCGAGCATCTTTTCTCTAGTCTCATCAGTTATTTTCTCACCAGTAATAGGATCAACTTCAAAATCATCTACAGCTAAATAGGTTCTATCAGCAATAGCATTCTCAGTTACAAGTAAAGCTACTCTATCGTAGTCTTGTGAAGGCATATGAGATCCTTCAGCTACATCTTTATTGTAAGCTAGACCTCCACCTTTCATGATAGCTCTAACTAACTTAAGATCATAGTCACCAGACTTATTACTTCCAGTTTGCTCTTGTACTGCAGCCTGCTGTATCTTAGGACTAACTGACTGTTGCGGTGGTGGAGTATACACGCCATCAATGTTAGTACCTTTACCAACCTTAGCAGCATCAGGATATGTCTGACCTACTGGATTAGTACCTAGTCTAAACAATCCATTAGTGTGTATATTAATTAATCCTTTCTTAAGACGATTCGTTAAACCACCATCGTAACTAGAAGCACTCTTAAACTCCTTACCAGCAAAGTATCTACTCTTAGTAGGCTTTTCTTCTGGACGTCTTAACTGATAGTTAGGAGTCTGTCCAGCTTTTGAAGCTGCTCGACGCTCCCTTAGACTTGGTCGGTATAGCTCATCTGGAACTACACCTTCATTCACATCTTCGTCAGTGAACCTTACATCAGGAGTACCAGTAAAGGTATCTCCTCTAAGGTTCTTATCTATATTAGCACCTTCTACTTGAGCTTGTTCTATCTCTTCAGGAGTTATATCTATAATACTCTCAAAGAAAGCTCTTACTTCAGGATCTTGTTGGCTTAACTGTTCGCCTACAAATGCTCTAGCTGTTTTATCTCTTAATGCTTTTTCAGCATCTCCACCTCTCGCTATTGGTTGAGAACGGGTCGACCTGGATCCACGATTAAATTTTGACATTATTCTATTCCACTATTGTTAAAGTTCCATCTATCTGCGAATTTACCCCATTGATTACCGATCTGATTAAACGGTGCAACAACAGGAAGTAGCTTAGTACCTAGTCTTACTGATTCTCCTACATCACCTTCAGAGAATTTGCGCATAGCACCTAATGTTCTTTTAGCATAGCCTAAAGCAGGAGCCTCACTTGTTGTTGTATCAAACACCCAAGCACTAGGACCTGATCCAGATCTATAATCGTACAAAGGCATGAACTGATCTATAATCCTTTCACTTGTACCTAATAATCCAGAAGATCTTATACCTCTCTGATAATACTCAGCATCATCTAAGTAAGGAGTAGACTCTCCGTATTTAAGTAGATCTTTAAGATACTGTGAAGCAAAGCTAAGCATAATCATAGTTGACATAGTAGCAAATGCATTATACTTTAATGCTGGAGTACCTCGTTTAATGTACTCACCCCATAACTTAGGTATATGGTTAGCTGTAAATGTAGCTATAAAACCTTGAAACTGAAAGAACAAAGCAAACCGAGGATCTTGATAGAACAATGGTCTGTTGGCAGCATCAGGTAATGCAACAGCATCTCTAATAAAATTAAAGGTAGCTTCTTGTACTTGCTTACCTAGCATTTCTTCTTTAAACTTAACACGATCAATTACCAGTGGATTATTTCCTGTCAACTTAGTAGATATAGTTCCTTCTCCAGTAGGATTAAGAGATGTTAAGTCTTTACCAGTAGCTATTAGATCTGAATCAAACATTAGATCAACAATATTATTGTCTCCGCTTATACGAACACCTAAATCACGTAGTTGTTGCTCAGCTTCTTGTACAGATCTTGTCTTAGGGTCTCCACTTTGACGATGTAAATGTATTTCTTCTACTCTATTATATAAGAAGTCTCCGAATAAAGAAGCTCTCATAGCTCTAGGTAAGTTAGTAATACCAGTTAAACCATTCCATTTAAAGAAAGCTTCGAAGTACATCTGTTGTGCTGCATTAGTTTCAGTAACACCTGTAACTGTAGCCGCACCAACTGACCAATCATATAGACCTAACTCTCGAAGTCTTTGCTGACCCCAAGAGAATATATCATCAGAAGATCTTTGAGTACCTAAGTCTGCTATCTCTTTAGTTCCATCCCATATAGATTTACCTAACTCTCTACCTATACCTCTTAATCCTAAGTGCTGTCCATCTTTACCTTTCTTAGTACTAAATATTTCATCAGCTGTCAAGCCTTTAGTTACAAGACCTAACTCAACTGAAGATGATATAGCAGCTAATGGTAGTGATGCAAAGGTACTTAGTGTTAAGAAGTTTCTTTGCAACCTCATAAGTTTCTTACCCATCTCTGTGGTAGGTCTGTTATAGTTACCAGAATCTGAATCAAGTATATCTTTAACTAGCCGAGCTATCTTATTTACTTTCTCTCTAGGAGCACCATCTAAGTATTCAGCTTCATGAAGTAAAGTATTTATAATCTTAGAGTTCTCACCTATAAACTTACGATGTCCTATAAATCTAGCAGCTTGTTTAGCTGATTGACTAATATTATTGTATATATCTTGATCCATAAACTTATCAAACTTAGGATTCTCTGATAGGTTTAATGATCTCTTTCTATGAGCAGAAGGTACAATACCTTGGTTAGTAACACTAAACGTTGCAGAGTCTAGATCATATACTTCATGATTATCTATTAACTCATCAGTACTTTTCTTAGCTGCATCAGGAGTATAGTTATATTCTTCTTGAAGTAACTTCTGAAACTCTGCTTTATCTTTATATATGGCACGCTTATTCGGAGCTTTAAATCTAAATAAATAATTAGAAAGATATCCCATACTAGCACCGGCACCTACCTGATCCCTATGTAGTTTATTAGAAAGTAATTCTATAAGCTTAGCATGCTTTATTAAATTAGTTCTATTAGGTAATTCTTTAGGTACAGTCTTCTCATAATGCTTATCTATCTCCTCTTCAGATCGAGGAACCTTACTATTTCCAGCATACTTCTTAGCAAAGTTTATTAGATTATGACTAGCTCTTTCTCTTGCTTTCATATTAAGTCTACCAGTTTCTCCCATTTCTTTAAAGAACATTTTATCTGGAGCAACCATATTCTTATATATAGCAACAGCATGATGCTTAGTTGACATAAAGTTTTCACCATCGTATACTCTTTGTAGTACACCACCAATTAAGTCTCTTAACCTTCTTAATGATCTATACTGTATAGCATCAGAATTACTTATAGCATTAGGAACAGAACCTTGGAATAATCCTAGAGGATTCATAAACCTTTCCTTAGCTTCGTCGACGATACCTTGCTTTTTACGACGATCTATCTCTTCATCAGTCCTAACCATAATATGTTCAGGTTCACTATATAAAGTATCAAATCCGCCAGCTCTCTTGTACGCCTCATGCCTTACAGATGCGTCAGCAGCATTCTCTTCATTAGACTTCATTCCTTCTTTAGACTTAGCTTCTAACTCTGATAACATAGAAGCAGTAGATAAATCTTTCTCATGAGCAGGTGCTAATCTATACTTAACATCAGTCCAGCCAGCATAGTTCTGTACACCACCCATTGTTGCTATACCACCACCTAACACGGCGCCTGCAACCATACCTTCTGTAGTACGAGAGACTAGCTCTTCCATGTTTATTACACCTTCACCAATATCTTTATGGTGTGCTGCAAGATAAGCTGTAGCTTCTTGTAGTCCTTCAGTAACACTTTCCATAGTACCAGATTTAGCTTGTCTCTTAATTAAGTCTATGAATACTTGTTTAGCAGCTAACTGCTTAGATGCTTCATTAGCTGCATCACCTGCAAACTTAGCTAAAGATACTCTTGTTGCTCTACCTATTTCTTGTCTAGCTTGAGCTGGAGCCATACCTTTATTCACTAGTTCTTTATAAGCTTTTTGAAATAACTCTTTACTAGCTATAGGAGACTTCATAATATATCTAAGACCCAGCATATCTAATGCCATCTGAGTTACACCTGATATAGCTGCAACGCCAACATTCTTATTCTTATCGTCCATCTCATTATAAGTTTGACCAGCATACAATGATGAAGGTATTGCTA